ATGAACAAATTAGACGATCAGGGGCAGGTGGCCACTGATGATGCATCGGCCCGCGTGACCGAGATTGCGGAGCTATATGTGAGTGTTCGGAATACTATCCGTCACATGATTGCAGAAATTGGGCTGCCGACTGATGTGGCCTCTAAACCCCTTTTGACAAAGCTAAGTGAATTACAATCCGCGCATCTCAAGGTGCTTGCGGCAGAGGAGGCGTTTCATGCCCAACAGCAAGCCAATCAGTCCGACGCCGATATCGACTATGACGCCCTGCGCGCTGACATCGGGAGCCAACTTGATCGCCTCCGCGCCGCGACTGACGCAGGTTGAGTTTCTCAAACAACTGACGCCTGCGCAGGTCGCAGCGCTGCCTTATCTGTTCGACTTTTGGGCTTTGCAACATCAACTACCACCTGACGGTGACTGGCGCACTTGGGTCATTTTGGGCGGTCGCGGTGCGGGCAAAACGCGGGCAGGGGCCGAATGGGTGCGTGCGATGCTGGAAGGGCCACGCCCCACGGTGCCTGGTCGTGCCCGCCGCATGGCGATTGTAGCCGAAACGATGGATCAGGCCCGCGAGGTAATGGTTTTTGGTGAAAGCGGCATTATGGCCGTCAGCCCGCCGGATCGTCGCCCAGATTGGATTGCCACGCGCCGCTTGCTGGTTTGGCCCAATGGAGCGCAGGCGCAGTTGTTTTCTGCACACGAACCAGAAAGCCTGCGTGGTCCGCAATTTGATGCCTTGTGGGCGGATGAACTGGCGAAGTGGCGCAAAGGTGGTGACACGTGGGATATGTTGCAGTTTGGGTTGCGGTTGGGTGATCACCCTCAGGCGTGCGTTACGACGACACCGCGCCGTGCAGCAGTACTGCGTGATTTGCTTGAGATGGACACGACCGTGGTCACCCGTGCGCCGACGCAGGCAAACCGGGCAAACCTTGCACCGAGTTTTATCGCTGAGATTGAGGCACGTTATGGTGGTACGTCTTTGGGCCGCCAAGAAATCGACGGTACGTTATTGGATGACGTTGATGGTGCTCTTTGGGGGGCTGATCAATTGGCAGGGATGCAGGCCGATCATTTGCCGCCCTGCACGCGGGTCGTCGTTGCGATTGATCCGCCGGGGACATCGCACAAGGGATCCGATGAATGTGGGATTGTGGTTGCTGGTGTCGTGATGCATGGCCCCCCACAGGATTGGCGTGCCTACGTGTTGGCTGATGTGTCTATGTCTGCGGCGCGGCCAACGGATTGGGCGCAAGCTGCGATCAATGCGATGGACCGGTTTGGCGCGGATCGTTTGGTCGCTGAGGTTAATCAGGGGGGGGACATGGTCGAGGCCGTTTTACGGCAGGTTGATCCATTGGTGTCTTATCGGTCTGTTCACGCCTCAAAGGGTAAGGTCGCGAGGGCAGAGCCGATTGCCGCGCTTTATGAGCAAGGTCGTGTGTGGCATGCACGTGGGTTAGCCAAGCTGGAAGACCAGATGTGTCAGTTAACGACGCAAGGTTTCGTCGGCCGTGGATCGCCTGACCGGGTCGATGCGTTGGTTTGGGCGCTTTATGATCTGATGATTGAACCGGCCCAAAATTGGCGTAACCCCAGCATTCGCGGGCTTTGATCCCGTTGCGTAGGGGTGCGTACGCATCCCTACCATCTTTGTAATCATTTAAATGCAAATTGTTTTCATGGATCGCAGACGGTCATCAACGGCCGATTGGCACCAAAGGAGTTTTGAATGTTTGAATTCTTGAACCGCACTGCGTCGGATCAGCCGGTGGCTGAGGTCAAAGCCTCTGCCACGGGGCGTGTGATGGCGATGTCCGGTGCGGGCCGTGTGGCGTGGAGCCCGCGTGATGTCGTGTCACTGACCCGGACAGGGTTTGCGAATAACCCGATCGGGTTTCGTGCAGTTAAGATGATTGCTGAGGCGGCCGCTGCCGTACCGGTCGTTCTACAGGATGCAGAGCGCCGCTATGACACCCATCCGGTGTTGGCACTGCTGAACCGTCCAAATGCCGGGCAGGGCCGCGCAGAGTTGCTTGAGGCGTTGTTTGGTCAACTGCTATTGACCGGGAACGGTTATCTTGAGGCTGTCGGCGATGACGGTCTGCCGCTTGAGATGCATGTCTTGCGCTCTGACCGGATGTCGGTTGTGCCCGGTGCTGATGGTTGGCCGATGGCCTATGAATACAGTGTGAACGGTCGCAAGCATCGCTTTGCGGTTTCAGATGGGCAGGGTCCGATTTGCCATATTAAGAGTTTTCACCCGCAGGATGATCATTATGGACTGTCTGCTTTGCAGGCTGCTGCGAATGCGGTGGATGTTCACAACGCTGCTTCGCGTTGGTCAAAGGCGTTGCTGGATAATGCAGCCCGGCCATCTGGTGCGATTGTGTATCGCGGTGCGGATGGGCAGGCATCACTGTCGGCGGATCAGTATGATCGCCTGCTGAGCGAGATGGAAACCCAGCATCAGGGTGCCCGCAATGCTGGTCGTCCGATGTTGTTAGAAGGTGGATTAGACTGGAAGCCGATGGGGTTTTCGCCATCAGATATGGAGTTCCAGAAAACCAAAGAGGCCGCCGCGCGTGAAATCGCGATTGCCTTTGGTGTGCCGCCGATGCTGTTGGGGATTCCGGGCGATGCGACCTATGCCAATTACCAAGAGGCAAACCGCGCGTTTTACCGTTTGACTGTGTTGCCGCTGGTCACGCGCGTCACAAGTACGATTGCGGATTGGTTGTCCGATTTCACCGGCGAGCGGATCGAGCTGCGCCCGGATCTAGATCAAATCCCAGCGCTTTCAGCTGAACGAGATGCCCAATGGCGTCGCGTGGGCGAGGCTGCGTTTTTGACCGATCCCGAAAAGCGTGCGTTGCTTGGTCTTCCTGCGGTCGAGGTTGGCGATGCCCGGTAAGGTCGTTGATCTGAAAGGCAAGCCACACAGTGAAGTGAAACCTCCGGTTTCGGATTTCTGGTTTGCCCAAGTTGATGTGCGCCTTGGTCGGATCGAATTCATGGTCACGCGGTTAGAACGTCAAATATGGGCCGTGGTCTGCGGCTGTTTTGGCCTGTTGGTTTTCGAAATTGTGAAAGCACTGAGCGGGAGAGCGCTATGAGTTTGGAACATAAATTTTGCCAGTTGGGTGCTGATGTCACAGTCACAGATGGATCGGTGATTAGTGGCTATGCATCCTTGTTTGGAAAGGCTGATCAGGGCGGTGATACTGTGGTGCCGGGAGCATATGCCGTGTCACTGGCACAGGGTCGCCAGATCAAGATGCTATGGCAGCACGACCCCGCCCAGCCGATTGGCGTTTGGGACGAGGTTCGTGAAGACGCCAATGGCCTATGGGTTAAGGGCCGATTGCTGACTGATGTTGCTAAGGGGCGCGAGGCCGCCTCATTAGTCAGCGCCGGCGCGATTGATGGGCTGTCTATCGGATATCGCACCGTGAAGGCCCAAAAGAACGACAAGGGCGGACGCCTTTTGTCTCAGTTGGAGCTGTGGGAGGTGTCTTTGGTCACATTCCCCATGCTTCCCGATGCGCGTGTAGCGGCCAAGGGGGATGATCCTGCCGCCGGTGCGATGCGTGAATTGGCAGCGGTGTTTGAAGATGCCCGCCGTTTGATGGCGCGGGACTAACCCCCGCCGCACCACAATCAAAGGAAGATTGATGAGCAAGACTGAGAGCGATTCTCGGGTCGGGGAAGATGTGTCTCCTGCCCGCGAGCTGAATGTGGCCGTTGCCGGTTTCATGAGCGAATTCAAAGACTTTTCTAACGGCATTAATGCCAAACTTCAAAAACAGGATGACCGGATGAACAAGCTGGACCGTAAGACAATGATGAATGCCCGCACAGCGTTGGCGACAAATGCTGCTGAGGATGCGCCGCACCAAAAGGCGTTTGCAGCTTATCTGCGTTCAGGGGATGATGACGCGCTGCGCGGTCTGGAACTTGACGGCAAGTCGCTGAATACGTCAATTGCGGCTGATGGTGGCTACTTGGTTGATCCACAGACGTCGGACACCGTGAAGGGTACCCTTTCTTCGACGGCGTCGATCCGTGCGATTGCGAATGTCGTGAACGTCGATGCGACGTCGTATGATGTGCTGGTTGATCATACCGAAATGGGTGCGGGCTGGGCGACCGAAGCGGGTTCCGTGGCTGAGACTGACACACCGCAGATCGATCGTATTACGATCCCACTGCACGAATTGTCTGCGCTTCCAAAAGCGTCGCAGCGTTTGTTGGATGACAGCGCGTTCGACATCGAAGGTTGGCTGGCCGGTCGTATCGCTGATAAATTCGCTCGTTCTGAAGCGGGCGCGTTTATCAATGGTGATGGCATCGACAAACCTACGGGTCTGATGACATATCCAACTGTCGACAACGACATTTGGGCTTGGGGTAACATTGGCTATGTGCCGACAGGTACAGCCGGTGGGATTGATGGCGGCGACGCTATCGTGGACCTTGTTTATTCGCTGGGTGCTGAATATCGCGCGAACGGCACATTCGTGATGAATTCCAAGACGGCTGGCACAATTCGCAAGCTGAAAGACAATGATGGCCGTTTCCTCTGGTCTGATGGTCTGGCTGCGGGCGAGCCTGCGCGTCTGATGGGTTACCCAGTGCTGATTGCCGAAGACATGCCTGATATTGCGGCGGACGCGATGGCGATTGCCTTTGGTGATTTTGGTGCGGGTTACACCGTTGCTGAACGTCCTGATCTACGCGTCCTGCGCGATCCGTTCTCGGCCAAGCCACATGTGCTGTTTTATGCCACGAAACGTGTTGGCGGTGCCGTCAGCGATTTTGGCGCAATCAAGCTTTTGAAGTTCGCGACCAGCTAAGGCTGGCGTGAAAGCGGGGGCGTGATCGCCCCCGGTCCCCGGACGCATTCAAGGCGATCCTGTGTCGTCTAGCAGCTTCCTTCCGTCCGAGTGATGCAGGGTGGCCTGCGTCCGGGGTTCTTGACCTTAACGGTCCCAAGATCAGAAGATTTCGGAGATAATCCATGATGTTAGTCGAAGAGACCACCGTGCCGCAATCGGCGCTACCGGTCGCACAATTCAAAGACCATATGCGCCTTGGTTCGGGTTTCTCGGATGATGGGTTACAAGACGGCGTGCTAGAAAGCTATCTACGCGCTGCCATGGCCGCAATCGAAGCGCGCACTGGTAAGGTACTTATTGAGCGCGAGTTTAGCTGGACGCTGACCGCGTGGCGCGATGCCCGCCGTCAGCCGCTGCCTGTTGCCCCTGTGAGCGCGATTTCGTCCATGACCCTGATCGCGATGAGTGGTGATGAGGTTATTCCTGATGTGGGCGCTTGGTATCTGGAACCAGATATGCAGCGCCCCAGCATAAAGGCGAGCGCCGCTGCGCTACCGTCTATCCCGACAAATGGTACCGTGCGCGTTGGGTTGATGGCTGGCTTCGGTCCCGAATGGTCAGATTTGCCTGCTGATTTGGCGCACGCCGTATTGATGTTGGCTGCGCATTATTACGAGTTCCGTCATGAGGTTTCGCACGGCACTGCGTCGATGCCGTTTGGCGTGTCTGCCTTGATCGAACAGTACCGCACCGTGCGTCTGTTTATGGGGAACCCGGTATGAAAGCCCCGCGTTTGAACCGCGCGTTTGTGTTAGAGGCCCCTTTGCAGGTGAGCGATGGCGCTGGTGGCTATGTTCGTGAATGGCAGCCGCTGGGTATTCATTGGGCAGCGGTCAAGGCTGGCTCTGGTCGTGAGGCGGCCGCGTTTGCTGCGACTGTTTCACGTGTTCCTTACCGGATCACGGTGCGCGCTGCGCCCCAAGGTGCACAGTCGCGTCCCGTTGCAGGTCAGCGTTTTCGCGAAGGTAACCGCATTTTCAACATTACGGCAGTAGCTGAGCAGGGCAGTGATGGCCGGTTTCTGACCTGTCACGCGCTTGAGGAGACAGCATCATGAGCTACGGAGTTGCTTCAGCGCTGCAAGCCGCCGTCTATGGCCAATTGTCGAATGATCCCGATCTTATCGGTCTTGTTGGTACAGCAATCTATGACGCGTTGCCTAGTGGCGCACTACCACCGTTGTATGTGGTGTTGGGTGCCGAAGATGTACGTGATGCGTCGGACAAAACTGGCGGCGGTGCGCTGCATGAATTTACGGTGACTGTTGTGACCGAGCGCGCGGGGTTTTCGACTGCAAAAACCGCCGCCGCCGCCGTGTCTGACGCTTTGGTTGATGCTGATCTCACGCTGACCCGCGGCGCACTGGTGTCCCTGAGTTTTTACAAGGCGAAGGCCGCCCGTGTTGGCACGGGTGACGTCCGCCAGATCAACCTGATTTTCCGCGCGCGTGTCGCGGATGACGCTTAATCCCTAAAAGGAGTACTGGCTATGGTAGCCCAGAACGGTAAAGACCTGCTGGTCAAAATTGATATGACAGGCGGCGGTTTGTTTGAGACGGCCGCGGGCCTGCGTGCGACCCGGATCAGTTTTAACGCTGAGAGCGTCGATGTTACGAGCCTTGAAAGCACTGGCGGATGGCGTGAATTGCTGGGAGGTGCAGGTGTTAAGACTGCATCGATTTCGGGGTCAGGTGTGTTTAAAGATGACGCGACTGATGAACGCGCGCGTCAGATTTTCTTTGATGGTGAGACCCCAAATTTTCAGGTGATCATTCCTGACTTTGGGACTGTCGAGGGCCCATTCCAGATCACGTCGATTGAATACGCTGGGTCGCATAACGGCGAGGCAACCTATGAGCTGTCGCTTGCATCGGCGGGCGCGCTGACCTTTACGGCGTTGATCTGATGGCGAACCCTTGGACCGGCGAAGCCGAGGTGCGCATTGATGGCGTGTCACACATTTGCAAACTGACTTTGGGCGCATTGGCCGAGCTTGAGGCGCGTTTGGGTGAAGGGTCATTGATTGACCTGATCCGCCGGTTCGAGGGTGGCGCGTTTTCAAGCCGCGATGTGATGGCGGTCGTTGTCGCGGGGCTACGCGGCGGCGGATGGCGTGGGACTTCTGATGATTTGATGACCGCCGAAATTGAGGGTGGCCCCATCGGGGCGGCACAGGTGGCGGCGACTTTGCTCGCGCGTGCCTTTGCCACGCCCACATGATCGGGCTGGATTGGCGCGGTTTGATGCAGGCTGGGCTGCATGGATTGCGCCTGACGCCGGATCAGTTTTGGGCGCTTACCCCGGCTGAACTGCAAATCATGCTGGGCCTTACCCAAACGTCGCCCCCAATGGGCCGGGACCGATTGGCCGAATTGCAGACCGCATTTCCTGATGTGGATAAGGAGAATTTGGATGGATGATTTGGATAAGATTGATCAGTTAGAGAGTGATGTCAGTGCGCTAGAGCAGACAATTGGTGATGCGTCGCAAGTCACCGCAGCCTTTGATAGCCAGTTGCGCGGCGTCCAAGGCGCGCTGGCGGATACGACACGCGATTTAGGTAATCTTGAACGCGGGTTTTCTGGTGGGCTTCGCCGTGCGTTTGATGGCCTGGTTCTGGATGGCATGAAGTTGTCCGACGCGCTGAGCGGTCTCGCGCAATCCATGATCAATACTGCCTATTCGGCTGCTGTTAATCCGGTGATGAACCACATGGGTGGTGTTTTAGCTGATGGTTTGAACTCGGCCGTGTCGAGCTTGATGCCTTTTGCCGATGGTGGTGCGTTTACCCAAGGACGCGTGATGCCATTTGCCAAAGGTGGTGTTGTGAGCAGCCCAGTGACCTTTCCGATGCGCGGTGGCACCGGGTTGATGGGGGAGGCCGGGCCAGAGGCGATCATGCCGCTGTCGCGTGGCGCTGATGGTCGTTTGGGCGTGCGTACCCAAGGGGGCGGTTCTGTGACTGTGAATATGAATATTACAACGCCAGACGCCCAGAGCTTTCAACGGTCCCAAGGGCAGGTTGCGTCACAGATGGCGCGCGCCTTGGGCCGTGGCCAACGTAACCGATAGGAGAAGAGCTGATGGCATTTCACGACATAAGATTTCCCGCCTCGCTGAGTTTCGGTTCGGTGGGCGGCCCGGAACGCCGTACCGATATTGTGACGCTTGCGAATGGGTTTGAAGAACGCAACACGCCTTGGGCGCACGCCCGTCGTCGTTATGACGCGGGTATGGGGTTACGGTCACTTGATGACGTCGAAACCTTGATCGCGTTTTTTGAGGCCCGCCAAGGCCAGCTTATTGGGTTCCGTTGGAAAGATTGGAGCGATTTCAAATCTTGCTCTCCATCAAAAGGGATTGATGCAGAGGACCAGTTGATCGCGATTGGGGATGAAGTCACCGCCCAGTTCCAACTAACCAAGACTTATCGGTCTGGTGACACAACATACGCGCGTCCGATTTCTAAGCCTGTTCCAGGTTCAGTGCGTGTGTCGATTGGCGGCGTGCTGCAGCAAGAAGACGTTGATTTTAGCATCGACAGCAACACGGGTGTGCTGACTTTTGGTCATCCGCCAGATGTTGGTTCAGATATTCGTGCGGGCTTTGAATTTGATGTGCCAGTTAGGTTCGACACTGATGCGATCATGACGTCGGTTTCGAATTTTCAGGCTGGCGAAGTTCCCAATGTTCCAATTGTGGAGGTCCGCGTATGACCGTCGCAGCATTGCACGCGCATTTGGCGACTGGGGCCACGCATGTCTGCCATTGTTGGGCGCTAAAGCGTGCCGATGGCGTGACCCTAGGGTTTACGGATCACGACGTGGCTATCGACTTTGACGGTATCACATTTACCCCAGAAAGCGGGTTAAGCGCGCGTGCGCTGGCCAGTACCACAGGCCTGTCTGTGAACAACACCGAAGCGATTGGTGTGCTGTCTGCGGCGGCTATTACCGAAGCGGACATTGATGCGGGGCGCTATGATGGGGCGGAAGTGACGACTTGGTTGGTGCAATGGGATAACCCAGCGGCCCGGCAAGTGCGGTTTTATGGCACGTTAGGTGAGATCACGCGGGCGCAGGGTGGTTTTCAGGCAGAACTACGTGGATTGACCGAGGCGCTGAACCAACCGCAGGGCCGATCTTATCTAAAGACGTGTAGTGCGGTTTTGGGTGATCGGCGATGTGGCGTCGATTTGGATGATCCGGCGTTTGCGGTTACGACTGAACTGACCTCCACAACCGATGGTCAGGTGTTTTCGTTCGCTAATCTGTTTCCGTTCAATGACCGCTGGTTCGAAGGTGGTCAGCTTATCGTTGAGACCGGTAAGGCGGCCACGCTGCGCGGCGTGATAAAGTCGGATGTTGTGGTTGAAGGAATCCGTAAGGTCACATTGTGGGAGCCGATCCGCACCACAATGGAAATCGGTGATCGTGTTAGCCTGATCGCAGGTTGCGATAAGCGTGCGGCGTCGTGCCGAGAAAAATTCAGCAATTTCATTAACTTTCAGGGCTTTCCTGACATCCCCGGTGACGATTGGCTGGTGAGCGTACCGCGGAGTAGCGGCGTGAATTCCGGTGGGAGCCGCAGCCGATGACGCCTCCTATCGTAGAGGTGGCTCGGGATTGGATTGGCACGCCTTATCTACATCAAGCGTCTGTTCGGGGTGTCGGGTGCGATTGTTTGGGATTGCTGCGCGGTGTGTGGCGGACCCTTTATGGCGCTGAGCCTGAGCTTGTGCCAGCCTACACGGCGGATTGGTCCGAGCCGCAGGGACAAGAGGCGCTTTATCAGGCGGGGTTACGTCATATGGATGATGTGACGGGAACGCCTTTGGCGGCAGGCCAGGTTTTGTTGTTTCGAATGCGTAACGGGGCTGTCGCAAAGCATATTGGTATTCTTTCAAACGCGGGTAGCGTCCCAGCATTTATTCATTCGTATTCCGGGCATGGCGTGGTCGAAAGCCTGCTTTCTGCCCCTTGGCGTCGACGCATCGCCGCGCAATTTGAGATTTCAAAAGGATAA